CGGTGGCAGAATCGCCGCGTTAAAGGTCCAGATTGGCCGGCGGTTATTGGTAGTGGTGGCGATGCAAAGCCGTGGGGTGCAGACTTAACTAGCACCCTAGGTATCGAAGCGCGCCGAGATATCACAGTAGAGATTGCAAACCTATTTGGATTGCCCGCACGATATCTAAATGTAGTGCCAGTTGGGCAATCACAAACCTATGCCAATCTAAACGATGAGGCTCTATCTCTAGAGCGCTTTACCCTGTCAGGGTTTGTAGACCCGATACAGGATGCTATTTCAGAATTGCTACCGGGCGAGCGCGAAATGCAAATTGACATGACGGCGCTTACTCGCGCGGGGCAAGAATCTAGGTTCCGTTCGTGGCAGATTGCCACGGGCGGTAAAGCATGGATGGATGTAGCGGAGGTACGAGCGTTGGAGGGTTTGCCCCCTAATCCCGATTTGGAGGAATCGCCAGAGCCAGCCGCGCCAGAATCGCCCGAGGCGCCCGCAGAGGCACCGAGCGACGAGGAAACAGAGGAAGCGGCACCGGAAGCCACACCCGCAGGTAGCGGGGCGTAGCGTGGCTCTACGGGGCGCAGGGAGGATTTAGGCACGATGGCGCACACTACCGCTCTGGGCAGGGTTGAGATTCGGAGTACGGAGGGTGCGCCATCCCGCATTGAGGGTTTGGCAATCCCCTACGGAATTACGCTAGACCTTGGCAGGGGAAAAGAGCGCTTCGCGCAAGGCGCGTTTGCGTCGATGGCTCGCGCTGTCGCAGGGGGTGAGCGTATTGCTTACCTAAACCGGCATGGCGAGTTAGGCGGGGTGCCAGTTGCGATTATCGACAAACTAGAGGAACGGGGAGACGGGCTGTATTTTAGCGCCGAAATTCTGGATGATGTGCCAGAGTCAACGCAGGTTCGTACCCACATTCGCAGCGGTCTAAACGGTGTCTCTATCGAATTCCTACCGGGGTTGTCCCGTAGGCAGCGGGATACCGTGGAGTATTACAGCGGCGTTAGGCTCGCGGGTATCGCGGGAGCATACGCACCGGCGTATAACGATGCGCGGGTGACACTTAGAAGCGCGACAGCGCAGAAAGGAACGGCAATGGCTTTGTCAACCGATGCGCTGTCAGAGCGCAAGGGCACCCTTACAGCGGAGATTGCGACCATTCGCACCCTAGCCGAGTCAGAGAATCGAGCGCTAGAGGATAGCGAAACTGCCCAGATTACCGCGCTTACTACGCGGATTGCAAATGTGGATGCGCTGATTGCCGATGCAGCGGCAGAGGCAGAGCGGCGCAATGCGGAGCGCGCAGCGCTTCCGGCAACCTCTGCACCCATCCGCGCAACGCGTCAGGAATCTATTTATGGTCCGGGTAGGGGTCATTCCTATTTTGCTGACCTACTGGTACAGTCTAGGGACGCTGCTGCTGCCTCTCGCATGGCGCAGCACAAGGCGCTAATTGTTGACCTTGCAGACCAGTTGGAACGCCGAGCAGTTGAGACTAGCGAATTAGCCGGTGCATATCCGACTATTTATTACCCGGATTTGTATGTGCCGGATGTTTCGTATAATGGGCCATTTGGTGCATTCTTTGCTACTACCCCGATTACTGCACCTAATCCCATTATCGTTCCATCGTTTGCTAGTGCTACTGGCGATACTGCCCCACAGGCTACGCAGAATACAGCACTTAGCAATGTTGATATTGCTACTGCGCCTAAGACTCTTACACCTAAGACTATTGGTGGCGAGTCTATCGTTGCGCGTCAGGCTGTCGATGGTGCGTCTCCCGGTACTGATGTTATCATCGGTAACGAGTTGCGCGAATTGCTGATGCGTGATACAGAGCGCGAAATTGCCTTGGTGCTAGAAGCGTTGACGGCATCCGGCACTATTCCCGATACAGCCGGTACCGGTGCTGCCCAGAGCGGCGGTGACTTGTATAGGGGCATTACTGCCGCTCTGGGTAAGTATTTTGCTGGTACAGATGTTGGCGGGGTTGGCGCTCGCTTCCTGCCCGCCGAGGGTGTGTTTACCAATGCTGTTGATTGGGGCAACCTACTTGCCGGGACAGACAGCACCGGGCGACCGCTTATGCCGTTTATGAATCCGCAGAATTCCAATGCACAGGTTGGCAGCGGTTTTCAGGCGGGGCAGATTGGGGGTATTCCGGTGGTCCCAGCGTGGGCTATTCTGGATGCCAAGAATACGATTATTGCGCGGCGCAACGATGCGCGGCAATGGAAGTCTACCGTTCTGGATGTTCGGCTTATGGAGCGCGAGGGACCGCAAAGCGTTGTGTTTGCGGTTTGGCAGTATTTCGGGTTTGCTGTTCTAGAGCCAAAGGGCATTCAGAAGCATACATATACTAATGTCTAGGCTGTAGGAATTAAGCGAGTTAATTTCGATGGCCTATCCTACTGGCGCAGAAATCCTAGCCTTTGTTGGGGCAACCTCTCCCAGCGCGCCGGAAACGGCATGGGCGGATGCTTGCGCTAGCGCCGTTGAGGCGGGCATAACTACCCGCCTTAACGGTGTCACTATCGACCCCTACCCGCAACCGATGCAGGATGAGTTAGAGGTAGCCGCTATGCTGGCGGGAGCCAACTGCTATAAGCGGCGGGAAGCCTCTTACTCTAACGATATTAACGGGAGCGCTGCGAATATCGCGGGCGATTATCTAGAGGGTATCAAGCCGATTGCAGACCGATACGGAAACGGTCCGGGTATCGGGTGAGCCTTACCAGTAGTCGCGCCGAATTGCTAGCCGCGCTGGATGCGGCAGACATTCGCTCGTTTTATGGCATGGGGCAATTTAGCGCTCCGTGTGCGCGCATATTCCCCGCTGACCCGTGGGTAGCGCTATCTGGGCAGGCGGGGGGTAGGCGTACCCAGCAATGGGAAGTGTGGGCGGTAGCGGGCAAGTCTGACAGTATAGCAACTTTTGACGAGTTGGAAAGTTTAGTTATCGCAATTAACGCAGCGGTAGAGGGATTGCCAAACTGGAATAGGCCGAGTTGGCGCAGACCCTCCGTAACGGATATGGGCGGGGTTAGGTATTTCGCTTGTCGCGGAATCATCGAGACACTAGCGGAGGTTTCGTAAATGTCAACGGTGCTATTCCTTAAGACTGCGCTTTTTACTCTTAAGGCGGGGGCTAGCGCAGCGGTCCCGTTCCAAGGGGAAGCGGCGGATGTCCATGTGGAGGTTACCGCTGGGGATACCGTCGATTACCCGACACTCGACGGGCTGGTACAGTCAAATTCAGAAGCAGAAACTTACGCATTAGTCTTGCGCGCTGGGCAGAATTATGGTACCGGTGGATTGGCTCGCTATCTCTGGGACCATAAGGGAGAAACGCTAGATGTGGTGGTAAATGCCCACGGGCAGACTGCTACCCCCGGCGCGACTACTCCCGCGATTACCGGACAGGTTACCGCTATCCCTGTGCAGTATGGCGGGGAGGTTTCTACATTCGCTGAGTTTGAGGTTACGCTACCGTTTGTTAGTACCCCGGTTTTGGATATTGCCCCGTAATTAAGCGAGTTAATTATGGGCAAGCCACGGGTAGTAATCGAGGGGCAAAAGGAAGTTATACAGGCGCTAGAAAAGGTAGAGGAATTCGATAACGAAGCGGCAGCAACGGAAGCGGCAACGGCTTTGCTATCGGATGTTAGGGCAGGGACTAGGGTTAAAACCGGCTTACTTGCTAGCAGTTGGGGCGTAGAGCAGGGAGCGTTTGTAAACGAAATTCCGTATGCAGTACCACAAGAATTTGGTAGTGTATACATGACAGGTAGTTTCGCCACAATACAAGCGTTTGCGAATCACGAAAAAGAGGTACTAGCCGCATACGAAAAGGAAATAGTAGATGCAGCAAGAAAAGCCGGATTTAATCCTTAACGATGATAGCGCCGAGCCTCGTAAGGTTTTCCTAGATGTTTCGCAGATTCGCCCCGGTAAACTTACGCTACTCGAAGCGCTCGATATGGGGGAAGCGGCGGGGGTAAACCCCGACGATTTTTCGCGTATCCTAGACCGTGGGAGTCAAGCCAAAAAGGCTAGGCTTATTTATGCTTTTGCATGGGTACTTGCTAGACGCGCGGAGCCAGAATTAACATTTGCGGAAGTCTGTACCTATGACCTAACCGTAACGGGTAGGCCACCCACGGCAGAGGAAAACCGCGCCGATGAATTGCGCGCAAAAGCGGTAGCATCCGTTGCTAAGATTGCCGGAGTTTCCCCGCGTGAAGCGGAGCAAATGACGATGGCAGAGGTTAAGGCAGTAACGGAATTGACACCGAAGCCACGAATTCGGCAAGGCGCGCGGCGCAGGCGGGCTAGTTAGATGGCTATTGGTGGCCTTGGCCCAGCGCTTACCGTTAGGATTATCGGTGATGCGTCCGGCCTATCCGATGCGATGGGGGATGCCACAAAGTCTACAAAAGGCTTTGGGGGCGCTCTAGGCGGGCTACCAGTAGGGCAGTTGGCTTTAGCCGGTGGGGTGGCTACCGTTGCCGCTGCGGCGCTCTGGGAGGTCGGTAAGGCGGGTGCCAATGCTGCCGCAGAGGAAAAGGCATACGCTAAGGCTATCGAGCAGGCAGGCGCGGCTACCGGAGATTGGGTAGCGCAATCTGACGCGGCGATTAAGGCGGGGCAAGAGTTAGCGTTTACTGACTCCGAGACTATGCAGTCTTTGCAATCTCTTGCTACTGCTACGGGGAGCATGACTAAGAGTACCGAATTGCTGGCAACGGCGCAGGATGTAGCGCGCTTTGCCGGTGTCGATTTGGCTACCGCTAGCGATGCCGTAGCCAAAGCCTATAGCGGAAATGACAAGGCTTTACGCGCGCTGATTCCCGGCATAGAAAAGGGAGCAACCGGATACGATACTATCGCTAATGCGAGTAAGGCAGCGGCGGGGCAGGCAGAGGTATTTGCCGAATCTGGCGATGCTGCTTCTATGATGCTTTCCGATTCGTTCGGGGAATTGGTAGAGGAAATCGGTAAGGCTTTGCTACCCGCGTTTAAAGCAATTATGCCAGCCTTAAAATCAATTATTAAAGTCATGTCAACGCTTATCGAAGCCATCCTACCCGTTTTAATTCCGTTTATCGAATTGCTAGGCAAAGCGCTAGGCGTAGTTGCCAAGGTGCTAGAAGTAGTTGCTGATGCAATTAAGTGGGTTATTGACAGGCTAAAGGAATTCCTAAAGCCTCTGGCGGATGCGGTAGGTATGATTGGCTCTATTAAACTGCCATTTGGCATTGGTGGTAATGCGGTAGGTACTGCTACAATGCAGGCGCAGGGGCGTTCTGTTAATGCTACTGCGGCAGGCGGGAGCGCTGCCCCGGTGCAAATCAATATTTATGGTGACCCTGCCGTAATCGAGGCACGGGTAACGAAAGCGCTTAGGGACTATACGCGCCGCAACGGTCAACTAGCGCTACTCTCCCCGTCTAGGCTGTGATTACTGGTCCGCCCCTCCCCGCTATTGGCTCTATCGGTATCGAGATTTACGGCCCAGCCGTAGGTACCGCCCGGTGGGATGCTGTCAATTGGGATGATACCGGACTACCGTGGAATCAAAACGATTGGCAGGATGTTACCCCGCAGTCTATGACAGCGGAAATTAGTTGGGGTGCTGATTATGCGGAGGGGGTGCTAACCTCTCCCGCAGCGGGGCAATGGGCAATTAACACTTATGACCCGCAACGCATCCTAGACCCGTCTAATTCATCCTCTCCGTATGTCTCTGTATTGCGTCCGGGTAATCCCGTTCGCATCGTTTATCGAGAGGGTGCTAATACACACACAGTAAGGGTAGGATTAATCGACGAGATTTCCTACAATATATCTACCAATATTGGTAGGTTGCGTGGTACTGACCTATTGCAATTGCTAGCCCGCGCTAGGCTTCCAGCGGGGCAGGTTGGGGTACCAACTACTCTACGCGCCGCAGCGGCAGAGTTAATTAAGCGAGTTAGTTTAACTACCAAAATTACCGTTGATACTGCCGGCACAGACCCGCCCGTAGGTGCAATAGAGGCTGACGAGGCACCCGTATTAGACCATATCGCCATTTTTGCGCGGGATGCACAATATGCATTCTGGCTTGACCGCGATGGAATTATGCGCTTCCGTTCGTTTGGTGACCCTATTGATAATGGGGTACAGTTGGGCGGGCTGGGCGGAATTGCTATGGAAAGCCTCTCCACGGATGCTTCGTTAGCAGGTATTTACACTTCTGCATCGGTATACGATACTACCGCGCCTACTGTCAAAATCACCAAAACGGACGGAGCGGCGCAGGCAATTTTTGGTGATATTGCACTATTGCGCGAGCGTCCGGTACCGGGTGCTAGTGCATGGGCCACAAATCTACTTAATGACCGCGCGGGGGCGTCCCTACAGTATACCCCCGGTATTTTACGGATACAGACTAAGGAACAGTTGCTATCTATTCTGCAATTGGAAATGGTAGAAATTGTTACTATTGCAGTTGACTCCGCAGTACCCCCTATCAACATTCCGGCGCGTTGTCTGGGGGTGAAACTGACAGCGGATACCGTGGCAGGATGGGCGGCAGAAATCCTATCCTACATTCCCGCTAAAGAGTGGACGGCGGGTGATATCCCGGTACCCCCAGAGCCAGAGCCACCACCGGCAACGCAAACGGTGGTGCGTACATATACTGCTACGAAAGATTCTCGCGCAGCGCGTACCTCTGGCGGGAGCAATTACGGTAGCGGTACGGAGCCAGAGTTACCAGTAGGCGCGTGGTCGGGCTGGCGCAATCGCGCGTTTATTGACTTTAGCGCTATCCCGTGGGGCGATGTTAAAGAGTTAGTAAAAGCCGAATTGACTTTGCGTACCTCTACACAAGTTAATGTAGGGTTTGGCTCTAGTCCTAAAATTGTAGTTAAGCGCGTAACCTCTAGTTGGAGCGAGGGTAGTTTATCCTCTCCCGGTAGCGGCAATTCGTTGGTATATCCCGGTCCGTCTGTGACGAGTACCGGAAGCGTTACTAAGTCTATTTCGCGCTCTGAGAATGTAGACCAAACGATAGACATAACCGCTATAGTTAGAGCATGGGCACCGGCTGCTATCGGTGGGAGCGCGCAAACGCAACGGGGCGTAGGCTTATTCTCGTCGGGCGAAGATAGCACTACATATACCACAGAATTTAAGTCACGAGAAACGGCTAATGACCCGGTGCTAAAACTAACCGTCAAGATTCCAGCATAGGAGGTTAGGCACATGGCGGTACCAACTAGGCCGGTAAGTGGAGCGCCGGTAGAATCTGTCTGGGGAATTGCCGTACACGATGGCTCTTTTAAGCCGGTAGGCTGTCGCGCTACTGGCGCGTCAACTAGCACTACACCTATCCCGTTGACAGCCGCAACAGACCCCGGCGGGATGGTGGGCAGTAACCGTATTACAATTCCTGCTAATGGCGAGGGATTGTATATGGTCATCTGCAATTTTAGTTGCGCGACTACGGCGGGTACTTATCGTATCGTCCTAACTGTTAACGGCGTGATTGTTAGCAAGTGCACCGTTAACGCCGCTTCGGGTGTAACGAATATGGGCGGTACTCTGCCATTGGTGCAGCGTCTAGTCGCTGGCGACTATGTGGATATTCAGATTGCAGGCGCGGCAGCGGCAATCAGCATCGACAATTTTACCGTAACCCGAATTGGCGATGCGTGGGGTACCCCAGCGGGCTAATGCGTCGCAAGTGGGCAGAATTCCTAGTATGGCTAATTAGGTTACTACCCCGTAATTTAGCCATTAAATTAGGTCTGCGGAAACTATCACCCGCGCGGGGTGGGATTCCTCCCGGTATTGCTGATTATCACGAAATCGACGGCGATACCGGGGGTACATTCCGCCCGGATTTTCGCGTACAGAATCCGAATACTGACCCGAAAGAGCCTTACGGCGGGGAATCCGCTAGTAGCGGTGATACCCACGGGTGGAATAATTGCACAATGTCTAGTGGCGCAATGGCACTAGCATACGAGGAACAACAAAAGGCCGGTAAATGGGGTGGTGATTTGCGCCACCACCAAAACGATTTTTCCGGTGGTACAGATTTGTACGATTTGGAAACTGCATGGGCAGCGTATGGCGAAGATTTAAAGATTAAAACCGGGCAGGGTTGGACAGACGGAGTTAAATACTGGCACAATGAGGGACGCGCCATCGTTGCACAAGGTACGGGGGAATGCCCCGGTAGCGGTACCTACGATGGTGCACACGCTGCCATTATCGGAGTGGAAACACACTCTGACGGGCGATGGCTATTTGGTGACCCGTTGGTATCGGGTTGGCAATGGGTAGAACCGGGGCAAATTAAAGCGTGGATGGAGCGCTTTCATTCGGGCTGCGCGTTCGCTACCGGGTTGCGAGATTACGCCGAGCCACCCGAGCCAGAACCGCCCCAGCCAGAGCCAGAGCCACCACAACCGGGGCCAGAGCCAGAGCCACCCGTAATCACTACTCCGGTCGCGCCGGTTGGCTGGGTGCCTCTATTGCCATCGTGGGCGCTCTGGGATAACGGGTATTGGGATGCCGAGGAATGGCACCTAGCGGAAGCGGTATGGCCGATAGGCTGGGCAGAGAAAGTACCCATTTGGGATAGTACGGATTGGGTAGGGAGTTGGTATTAGTGAACGGTAATGCATCGCTACTGCGTAAATTGCTAGCAGTTGGAGCCATTATTTTTGCGCTTGCTACCTTTGCCGTTGGTGGGCAATACCTAATTGCTGCTGTGGTATTGCTTGCAATTGCTATGCTAATCTGATAAACTAACATAGGCTCCGGTGTGAGCCTAACCGCCGCGCTCCCTCTGTCGGTACGGCACTATCCGGAGGGAGCGCGGTAATTAAGCCACTAAATTAGATAGTGCCGGGTGAGGTAGTTAGATAGTGCCGTTACGCGTCATACCGGGAGGGGAATCCTCCCCCGATGATGACGCGTTGCCGTTTTCCGAAATGGAAATGGAGCCACCCGTAAAATGGATAGGCGGGGGTATCCTGCCGGATGATGGGTTTACCCTAATGTATGGGCCGGGTGGGGTTGGTAAAAGCATGGTAGCCGTAGCCATTTGCGATATGCTCGCACAAGAGGGATACCCCCCACTAGTATTAGATTTCGAGGGTAGGCGTAACGAATGGGTACAGCGCATAATGGGATTGGCTGCCCGCAATGCTGGCAGGATTTTTTACATTGGGCGGGACAAATTGCCGGATGATATCCTGTATGCTAGGGACCGCATAGCCGCATCCGTGGAGAAACGCGCGGCTAGAGCGGTTGTGATAGACTCGTATTTTTTTGCTGCCCCGCCATCGCGTAGCAAGGCAGACCCGGAGCGCGAGCAAGCAATTAGGTTTGCCAAAATCATTAGCGATATCGGGGTGCCTACCCTTGTGCTGTCCCATGTCAGCAAGCGCGAATTAGCCAACCCTAAGACTCCCTATGGCTCTGTATTCATTATGAATAGCGCCCGCGCCGGTTGGAGCGCTAGCGCAGCATCCGACCCCGGCGAGCCTCTAGCGGTAGCGCTGCGCCATCGCAAGGTGAATGCTGGGGAGTACCAACCGGAACGGCTATTCCAATTTCGATTCGCTGAGAAAGTGCCGATTGGCTACGAAATCAAGGAAACAAGCGAAACGCGAATAGGTGCTATACTGGTAGTTTTAGCGGAGCATGGCGGTTTAATGTCGGCTAGCGAAATCTACCGGGAGGTAATGCTAAAATTCCCCGAGTTGCCAGTTAAGGCAGATAGCATCCGTGCTACTTGCTATGCCTACTGCCGTTCTACTGACGATGGCGGGAGGGGCGAATTGCTAGAACGCGTAGAGACTGTAGGCGGGGTGCGGTTTAGGCTTTCCGGCAAGGGGGTGTAAACTGGTATACAGTAGGGAAACGGTCTGTTTACTAGCTAACTTTGTAAACAAGGTATTTTGGATGAGACGGAAAAAGGCTACGGACGCACAGCGGCGCAAGGCTTTTGCAAAGGTCAATGAGATTACGCTAAAGGCACAGCGCGTACAGTCTGCCGGGTATGACGATTGGGCAGACAGGCTATCGCAGCAAGCGTTTGCGATAGAGCGCGACTATGGCGGGTTTGCTGACTTGCGACTAGAGGAACGCAGAGTGCTAGCGCGGGAGAATCAGCGCCGGGAGGAAATAAGCCTCTTATTTGATATCGTCATGTCGCCAGAGGTTCGCAAGCATTGCCCGCGCACGCGTAGATGGGCGAGCGCGGCAATCGACGAGTTAAAGCATGGCGGACCGCTTCTAGGGGAGGGGCACAAAAATGTAGGTACCTTAACCTAAACCCCCTTGACATTCTATGAGCGATACCCTAATGTATGCATATCGGAACGGGGCTGGGAAGCAGTAGCGATGCCGGACCGATAGCCTAGAGGAAAGAGCAACCCGCCTCTAGGCACCAAACAGATAGTGCCGGATAGTGCCGACCTACGGTAACTGCCGGTTATAGCATCGAAAGGATGCGAAATGACGGATACGGCAGTTGCGACTATCGCCCCGGATGCCACGGACAGCGAAGCGCAGAGCGGCGAGGTTGTTACCCCGCTGGATAGGCTCCGCAGTAACGAACGGATTATCGAAAAGGGTTTGCGCTCTTACGAGACGCAGAACGCTAAGATTAGCGAGACTAAGGAAGCGGTTGGACAGGCTCTATACGAGATTTACACAGAGTCACTTTGGAAGAGCCTTAAGAATCCCAGCACCGGGAAGAATCTGTTTAAGAATTTTGGAGAGTACCTAGAGGCAAAGGGTTGGGGAAAGACTGCCAGCCGCGCCTATCAGTTGATGGCAGAGCATCGCAAGGCGCTTAAGGCTAGTGGCGAAACGGTTGTGGAGCGCAAGCGCGGTCCCAAGGCCATTAACCCCGGTCGCAGCGCGCAGACTTTCGCTAATATGATTATCAATCTCCGGGTTAGCATGGCGCAGCGCGCCGAAGCGATGGACGCGAGCCAGCAGGCAGAGCGTGAGTTTATCGAGATTGCAGAGCGCTTTGCGGAGGTTTCTAGCGATATCGTTACCGACCTCGAAGCGCTGGCAGACCGCGAGCGTGGTAGGGCAGAGGCAGAGAAAGAGACTGCCGCGTAATTAAGCCACTAAATTAGCCCCGTGCGCTAGGGAGTACCCCCCCTAGCGCATTGGGGTATTCGTGGAGATAGTGCCAATGAGAAAGCAGTTTAGAGCGCTCACCGATGGCGAGCGCGTTTCGTTGTCTGCGGGATTGCGCGCAGCATGCCCACGATGCCAAGCCTACCATGTGCCAAAGCCAAGGGGGTGTGGCCATTCTGATACCGAGAGGTATTTAGATTTGGCGTTACGCAGTAGGTGCCATGCATGCCAAGCAGAGAATACCGCGCGTTGGCGAGCGCGACACCCAGACCGGGCTAGAGCCTCTTGGCAGCGGGGTAACGAAAAGCGTAGAAAGCAAAATTGATGTTGACTGTAACAGCACTAAAGAAAGCCGCGTACATACGCGGCTACCGGGTAGAGCATTATGTATTTGACTGCGGCGATACCCTGCTAGTCTACGATGGCTCTATCGTTATCGTGCAGATGACGCGCGAGTGTGGCGACTATCAGACAGCCGCAGAGGCAGTAGCAGAGTGGATGGTAAGTAAGGGATTGCTAGCGGTAAGAGACTTTGATTAGCGAGGTTGCCGTACCGCTAGGCGCGGTAGGCGTAGCGCTGTTCCTCCTAGCGCTCCTATGCGCGCTGTGGTGGCTCGGAAATGACTAACTGGCACCAAGTTGCCACCCGCTAGCCTATCGGGTCACAGCGTCGCTCTACGGGGCGCACAGAGGGAATACGCATGCCGCCATTGACTCCCGCTAACGATATGGTACGCGCTCGCAATGTATCGGCTAGCGAGGTATACGCTATCCTTGGCCTAGAGCCTCGCCACCCATACACTAGCCCGCTAAAAATCTACAATCGGCTAACTAGTATTGCATTTGTCCCAGATATACAATCTGAGGCTATGCTAATGGGTATCGAATTCGAGCCAGCGATAGCCCGATATGCTGCAAAGAAATTAGGCATTAAATTACGGCCCAATCGGGTAACGCGTGAGTTGCGCGATATCCCACTATGCGCTACCCCCGACTATTACATCGTTGGGCAGCGTGGGCTAGTAGAGGTAAAACTATCTGGGATTACCTACGGGTGGGATGATGATTCGTTGCACCCTTGGTATGAATATCAAGCGCGCGCGCAGATGGCTTGTACCAATCGAGACTTTGTAGTCTTTGCTGTATTGGTAGGCTCGCGCTTTTATACGCCTATCGTTACCCGCGATATGGAGAAAGAGAGGTATATGGTAGATAAGGTTTTAGAGTTTTGGGATAGGTACATTGTGACGGAAACCCCGCCACCCGAGGAAATGCAACTACCACTAGTCACTACCGTTACGAAAGGTTAGGCTAACATCGTGCCATTTGAGACACAGGTTGATGAGACTACCCCCGTTTTGGATGCGGGAATTTACCCCGCTGTGTTCGTTGATATCGAGGAAGCCAGCAACGATAACGGTACCTATTGGCTCTGGCGCTTTATGGCGCGGGATGGCGATAACGATACGGAGATTACCGCTACATCATCGCCCCGCATTACGCCGCGTACCAAGGCTGCCAAATTCCTTGCGGGATTCGGAGTCAATGTAGAGGTTGGTACCAAGGTCAACTTTGCAGACTACATTGATATGCCGGTAATGCTCGTTGTGTCTGTCAACGCAGACGGGTATTCGCGTATCGAGAATGTTTTACCCTACAAGCAGGATACGGCTGCAAAGGCTGGCAAGGCAAAGTAAACTAGCAATGGTGGGGTATTCTCCCGAGGGGTACCCCACCACCCCCCGCGCTAGCATGGGGCAATGATGCCAACTACGGTTTTCGTGGTAGAGGGTAAACCCATCACGCAAGGCAGCATGGTAGCGGTTTACAATCGCAAAACGGGTAGGGCTAGCGTAAGGCATACCCAATCTCTACCACTTATGAAATGGCGAAGCGCGATACAAAAGGCAGCGATAGAGGCAGGGGCGCTACCACACACTACGGCGATTGCTTGCACAATGGTATTCGGTATGCCCCGCCCGAAATCACACTATGCGCGAAGCGGCGAGTTACACCCCCAATTCCAAAACGCTATACCGAGCCATGCCGACTTAGATAAACTAGTACGGGCTGTTTTGGATGCACTTACGGGCGTGTGTTATGTGGATGATAGGCAGGTAGTTGACCTACACGCTATACGGCTATATGGCACACAGTCAATGGTAGAGGTACGGACTATTGACAAGGAATCTGCCGCGAGGTTGGCACAAAGTACGCAAGCGCATATTGGCAAGGGACAATTACCGTTGCCGTTACTGCGGGAATAGGGCTAACACAGTAGACCATATTGTACCCCGTGCTAGGGGCGGTACTGATGACCCCACTAACCTATGCGCTGCGTGTATGTGGTGCAATCGTGCCAAGGGATACCATGTGCCGAGTGGG